TAGGAGATTGCTGTTGTGATATCTGATCTTTGTAATAAGCTGCACTATTGACGACCGCTGAATAAGCGTCCGACCAAGGATTATTTGATTGCATGATCGCTTGCTTTTGGGCAGGAGTTAAAAATTGTTGGTACGTTTCAATTTTCTGCTTAAAGTCGGGATCTTTTGCCTTCACTTGTAACTCATCAATTATAAGCTCAAATTCTTTCGTCTTCTGGCCTACTGCGCTGTTAACTCGGCTATCCACATAGCCCTCAACATCACCAACACTTGATAAGTCATCCTTTTCACGACCTTTAAAAAAACCTTGATCCTGCTGCGGCTGTAACTGTTGTTGTGCCTGCTGTGCAATCTGTTGCTGTTGCACAAAATTGTTTAGCACATTTAGTTGCTGCTGCATTTGGTTTTTTTCATCTTTCATCCGTGAAAGAGATTCGTTCGCTTGTCGCCAATTATATTCCTGACGATTTTGCTCTGGCAATTCACCCATGTTCTCAGTGGCGACCTGAGTATCTGCGCCCATTTGTGTTCCACCGTCGTCGTGGATAACTGGTTCGACCGTACTAACTTCTTGAACCACTTCCTGAAAAGTTTCTTGAATTGGTTCGCTTACTTGTTCGTTCATTATTATTTCCTTGGTTTTAAGTCCGTCAAAGGCGACTTCCCTTAAATCTTACGTTTGTAATCTAAAAACTTTTCTCCAGATACAGGCTTATAGCCGTAAATGTCTGTGTACTTTTCATCATTAGAAGGTGGATAATCAAATCTATCAATTTTTCCTGACTTCCAATTCACATGAAACATAATAGTGTTACTTTGTGGCAAAGGTTCCATTTCAATTGCTGACCATCCAGACCTAGAAACCTTTTGATGCATAAGAAACTTGTCGGGTTTCTCTGAATACACCAACCAAAAGTCATTCCACCCTTCGCTTTTATGAACTGCTTGACTGCGCTCTTCAACTTCTTTTCTTAAATCTGCATTCATTGCTTTGAGTAAGTCACCCACTTCTAAGCTCATTATTTTAACTCCTAAAGTGCTTCATAAAATGTAGCGAGTTGTTAAGTTTGTAATCAGGTTTAGCCACCAACAATTTGCTGTTCCGTCGGAATTGGAATATTAGGTTCTGTATCTGATAAATCTGCCTGACTAGAAACTAATACTTGTGTCATAGCTCTTCTTGAAGACTCAACAACATCCTCTTTATTCTGATCTCTCATTTGTTGCGTCATTTGCTGTGTAAAGCTAAGGGCTTTTATTAACAGATTGAGATCGGCTTCTTGAATTTCCTTCCCAGCTTTAATTTGCTCTGTTACAGCTTTTGCTCTATCTAAATCCGCTTGAGATAATCTTTCTCTTGCTAGTGCTTCATCAGCTACCATTCTAGATCTTCTTTCAGCCGCTAAAGATAAGTCCGAAACAATCTTGCTATTGGCTAAAGCTTTTTGCAGTTCTTCGGCTTCAGCTATTTTAGCTTCCTGTTGCTTAGTTTCTTCTTGCTCTTCTTCATAAGCTTTAAGAAGCTTTGATTTGTCTGCGATAGGCATTTCTTCAATAAGGAATTTCTGTGGTATTTGCACGCCAGCTTGAAGGGCTTGCAATCCTTGCATATAACCAAGCGTTCTCTGTGAATCAGTAAGGTTTGTTTCTTTGACGATGCAATCATATTTTCCAAAGTTCTCTTCCTCAAGGAATTCTTTCGTTGCTGGTCTTCCTGTGATTCTTGCTACTTTCTCGCTTCCCCAATTCAATTGCATAAGTTTGATTTGCTTTTGACCTAAGACTTTTTGAGAGAGGTCTAAGTTATCAAAGAATTCTGAGAGTGTCGTTGTTCCACTTGCTTGACGTAGCTTTGTAGTCGTTCCGCTAATTTGACTTCCTGAATCTACTAATCCGAGATTTTCATCAGTAACACCTGGAATCTCGTTAATCTCTTTATCTACTATTTGCGTGTAATTAAAGTTTCCAGATGGAATATCACCCGCTTGAATCTGTTGCAAGTCACCTGGCTGAGCTTCTTTACTTGTGACGATTTGAACACCTTGACCAGTCTTGAAAAGGTCGTTTGTGTTTATGACTGTTCCTTGCTTGTAAATCCAACCTGTTGAAGCTTTAGAATTGATCATGTCCAAGATCTTAGATCGCTGCCTATTTAAATCCGTTTGCGGATCTCGCATGCACCTGACAACACCTTGCAATTTGTAAGCAAAATCATCTTGCTCTGGCTCGTAATATCCAACAACTGGGATAAATGGGAAATCTTCTAATCCAGAGTTCTGCTTCCCTGAATACATTAATTCACCTTCGACAATCACATTCAGCTCTACAGCTTTAACCATTATGGGGCTTACATCTGTAAACGCTCTAAATGGAATTTCTAAAGTTTGACCTGTAGGAACCTGAACTAATGCAGGGGAATCAAGAAAAGCATTCAGCGCTCTTTTAGATCCGTTAAATATTCTACTTTCATCAGTAAGACGATTCACCATCAAAAATGCAGGTTTCATTCTCTGAACAAAGAACTCATCGTAACTTAATAGCTTGCCGACTGCCTTTTTTGAATAAGCCATGTAAGTGTAAAGCCCATCGCCTGCGCCTTTTGCACCATTGAGTTTCTTTATATCGCTTTTCCCTTCTGGCAAGAGTGACATTGCTTCATCTTTCGTTACATATCTTCTTCTTGTAACGTAACGGCAATCTCTTAGTGATGGATCTCCAGACCAAAAAGGATCTAATAGAAATGATGAGTATGGTTCTCGTGAAATTCGAATATCCCCGTACTCTCTATCTTCTGAATAATCCATCCATGTATTGAGCAAATTAATGCCTGTTATTACAGCACCTTTGAACGCATTTGAGACAGTATTATAACCATTCTGCGCTTGCATGTTCCATGTTAGAAGTTCGGAAAAGATATCGGATGTCTCTAGGTCGCTGCCTTCTTGAGGCTCGCATGCTAAGCCTAGTCGGTTTCTTCTTTGGTATCCCGTGATATTAGTTACGACTCTGAGAATCTTGTTGTAAACTAGGGGTGTTCTCCCCTGCTTCTTTAAATATGCAAGTTCATCTTCCGAATACTGCTTTCCTGTTTTGAAGTTTAGATCTCTATGAGCTTGCAAAAGATATGGATCCCAACATTGAGTTGCGTCCTCAACTGAATCTCTCCATTCGCTTACGATTTCTAAGTCAGTTCTTGCCATGCAGCACCATCAAAATATATTTAAAGTGTATCATTTTTTTATACACTTTCAAAATACATTTACGGAAGCTTTGTGTCTACTCAATTTTTAATTTTTCGCCAAAGAATTATGCCACGGTTTAGAATTAATAGCGACTCATATTGCTAGCGTTCATTTCATAAATATCTTCTGCGCTTTGTTCTTTACCTCCACCAAACTCGCTAGCTAAAGAAAGTAACAATGTTTCGAGTGCTTTTGTCCCGTGAGATGCCCAGTTATGGAAAGGTTTCTCTGCGTAGCAACCTCTTTTATAATCGAACTCTCTTTTATAATTATCCACTGCCTTTACACCGATTTCACAATTCTCTGCATCAATCCAAAGTTTAGGAATCCATTTTCTTGTAAGTTCTATGCCATCAGCCTGACATTTTACAGCCTTTGTGACTACGCACTTTAAGCCGTGTTCCTCTTCAAGAACCTGCTTTCTAGTGAACTTGTCTTGTCTTTCGTATGTTCGCCTAGATCCATCATGAGGAAGTGCATGGTAATCATAATAGTATCCTAGCTCATCAGACTTTTGCTTGATTACGTTTGCATAATGATAAAGACTTTCATCGTGATTTTCATAGTAGTCTATCAATCGAAGAAATGGGCCGTGGATTTGAGCGAACCATATCGCTGTAGCGTCCGAGAGTCCCAGATCCCAACCAGTAATGACAGGAAGACTTTCGTCATACGGCACTTTAGTGATCTGTCCCTTTTCTCTAATTTTACCAATAAACTTGCTGAAATATCTCCCTTCTTTAGTACTCTTGAAGGCTTCTTCAGGAATAGATGGAAACTCAGCAAACATATCGTCGCCATTATCCTCCCACTTCTTTGAATACCATGCCATTTGTTCAGGATCGACGATAATTTCTTGTTCGTATTTGAGCTTTTCAAAGTAATCCCTTAATTCACGGGGAATAATAACATCCCCCCCTAGTCGATAACTTGGCTCAGTATACCAGGGATAAAAGAAAAACTTGTAATCCATAGCGGTAAGCGGAGTTTTCGATTGTTTGAGCTTCCTAGATCTTTCACAAAAATCAAAGAATGCACCCTCATCACCCTTAGCTGTGGACTCAATCCATATCTTAGCGTCACCGTGAAGAGTGTTCAAACAACCACTAATTATTTCTCTAGCTCTGTCGGGTCTGTGCTGTGAGATGTAACCAAATTCCGAGATATGGAGTCCTTGCAGAGTTGAGGAACGCACGCTCGTAGCGACACGAATAGAAGAACCATTATTAAAAGCAAGTTTGTTGGCTGACTTACTCGTTTCCACAAACTTACTCTTGAGGTCACTTCTAAGGTTATCCCAGGGAAATTTAATTTTTGATGAGAATATTTCTTGAACGTCGTTCTGCGTTTGCGCCAGTATAGCTTGCTGTGTATTTGACCTAAAAAGTGCCTCATCTAGCATCCATAAATCTATAACCGTTGAAAATCCTAATTGCCTCGCCTTGAGTATAACGTTTCTAAAGTGCATTTCCTCAAGGAATTTTAGCTGCATCGGCTTGAGCTTAAACTGAACAACCTTTCCTTTTTCATTCTGTATCACATACAGGTGATTAAGGCGTTGGATTTTATCCTTAAAAAGGTCAAGTACCTGCTGTTTCGATTCCGTCATCCTTTCCTCTTTCTGGATCAACCGTGTTTAAAATAACATCCCAAGGATCTAGCTTATGGTGGTGATTTACTACCTGTTCAGGCTCTTCAAACTCGATGAACTTCCCCCATTTCTTTAGAATATCTTTGACTAGCGAAGGGTCTGCTTTGTCACCCGTTTCAAACAATTTATTCTGTGGAGTTAGGGCTAAATACTTAGCTCTATCAAGAGCCATGAGAGCAACACGCCTCTTTATTTTATCTGGATATGCTCGTATGCCATGTTTCTCCATCAAACTATAAAACGACGTGTATGGCATCCCAACCTTTCCAGCCGCCGCCGTAATGCTCCCCATCGTTGATTCAATTAAATCCTCAACTTCTTTTTTTGTGAATTTCCCAGCCTTGATTTTTCTTTTTTTCCTTACTTTCTTTTCTGGCTTATCCATTCTTAACCTCCTGGCAAAGTGGAAGTATTTCGTTTTTGATGTGTAAAGCTATAGCCTTCATTAAATCAGGTGGTATTCTGGCTTAGTGGGCCATACTACATCATCAGGGTTTTCTATTGAAGTAATATCTCTTAAGGCCTGTCGATATGG